TATAGACAAAAAGATTATTAGATTAAAAAACTTAAAAAATTTTAGAGATAAAACAGATGAACAAATCAAAGAGTATATCAAAAGTGAAGAAAAACGATCTCACACTTTCGGATACAGAACAAAATACTATACTAGGCACTATCTACGATGGCGGTTTAGCCATAGACGTAGCAAAAGACTTAAAGATCAGCTTACGGACTTTTTACAGGTACTTAGAAACAAACCCAAAGTTTAAAGCTGAATTTAACAAGGCTCAGGAAGTAGGCATTAAAACTTTAGTTGAGAAAATGCTACAAATCTTTGATGCCGGACAAATGGATTTATCCCCGAATGAACTTTTATTTATTCGAGAAAAAAAGGATTTTCTTAAATGGTTAGCACCCAGAGTAAGCTCTTTATTTACTGAACGACAAAAATTAGATGTTAAATCGGATAGTGTTGTTAAGATTAGTTGGGAGTCTGAGCCTGATCTTATTGATGTGAGTACGGCAGAAACCATACCCACACCACCAAAGGATTAGTTAATTTAATCTTGCTTGTTCTCTATCTTCTTTAGCTTGGATAACTTTAAAAGATGTAATTCTTTCTAACTTATCACTAAGAGCATCTTTTACTTCGTGAATACAAGTATTATCTAGCCACCTGTATAGACATTCTTCAACGACATAACTCATAACTAAGGTAAAACCATAATCATTTTTTTTTACCTTTTTCCATTCTTTGCTATCTTCAATGGACATCATCATATTATTTAACTTCTTTATTACTAAATCGTGTAATTTAGTAATGTCTTTTTCTTCTGTTTTCTTTTTCATATTTCCCCTTGTTTAGTTGTTTGTTTTTATAATGAGTATATATCACACCTTGTACACTCAATATACTTAAGCACGTTAGAGCTTTAAGCTCTTTCATACTTAAATCTTTTTTACCACTTGCTATCGAAGTATTTTGATAAATATTTTTGTTGTTTTTCATTTTGTTTTTTCTTTTCATCTTTGTACCATTGATAGCCAAATACAACAACGGCAGTTAATATAATTAATATTAATTGCTTTTCACTTGACATATTTTAACCTCTTAAATTTATATTTAATTTTTCTTTTTAATTCTTTAAAAGTTTGTGTAATATCACCTTTACTAAAGGTGCTATAATCGTAATCAGTTTTTAAAACACTCATTTGAAAATCAACATCAAACATAATGTCTTTTTTTAATTGTTTGATTTGCTTCTCGCTACTCATAATAAATTTTTTTTCTCCTGTTCGTAATCTTGTACTTCCCAATCAAACATTTCAGCTATTTCCATTGGAGCCATTTTATATAATAATTTGTGATCCTCTTCATCAATATCATTATGATAATAAATAAGCATATCTTTTATTTCTTTTAAAGAATTAAAATGTACAGTCTCTTCTATACCATGTTCACCACCATAATATTGATGTCGTTGATTACACCACACAACATATTTTTTCTTTTTTGCTTTCATACGTTTTCTTCGTCCAATTTATTCCCCCTTACCTTGTTTATAATCGTGTCTTTCTTTCTCTTCATAAGAAGTAAGTCTTTTATCCTGCTCAATAATGATATTTACTAATTCATTAGTTGTCATCACTTCAAGACCCTCTTTATATTCTTTCATTTCTTTTTTTTCCATTTTCTTTTCTTCATACATTCTAGCTTTGTTGCTATCTTGTAATTCTGCTTTTTGTTCGTATCTCATATTATTTTTCCCCTTGTTTAAGTTTGATTTCATCTTTCCAAGTATCAATCATTTCTTGTTCTTTTTGTGTCGCTTTTTTGTCAGCAATAAACTTTTTAACATGATCTGGAAGAATATTAGAGCCTACATAACCATCTGAACAAATATATTCAAATGGCTGTATATGCTCTAATTCTTTTTCTATTTTTTTAAACACTTTTGTTCTTTCTTTATTATAATTGAAGCTAAAATATAACCTCCAATAATTTGAGTAGCTGTAATTAAACAACCTACTAAAGCTATATGTAATATTGCTTCAAGCATTAATTAAGTCCTATTTGTGAAAAAGCATTATCTATTAATTGAGCTATAAGGTATTCTATACCTAAATAGCTCAAAAATAAAATGAATGTAATCAAGATTGATACTATCATTATTTGCTTAAACATTAAGCAACCTCTTTATTGTTTAATTCTTCATCATTTAATTGACAAAAAAATGTTTCAACATCTCCATAATAAAAACACCAATCGGAGTAATTACCCCTTATATCTCCGCCTTGATGAAATTGAATAGCAAATATTTTTGTATTGCATATATCATTTTTATTATAAGAGTATTGAATAGTATTATCTATTGTACTTTCATAATTATAAGAATTATCATAAGTGTATTCATCTCCCGTAATACCTTTTAAAAATTCTCCAACATTATCTCCATAATATTGATCTTCTTTTTTATCTTTACACCATTTTTGATAGTCTTTTTTTAAACCTTTTAACTCAATTAAAGTATCTTTTACAAGTGATTGAGTATCATAAAGTTTAATACCATCTATATTAATTGTTTTAGTCATTTTTTCCCCTTTGTTAGTTGTTTGTTTTTATATTTATAATACTTATATTAACCAAATTGTCAATAGTATTATGCAACATCTTTTTTCTCATTGTCATTCAACCATTCATAAGCTACACCAATAAGTCTTTCATATATTGCTGTTCTTATAATGTCGTGAACACTAGGATTTTGAGGTAGCAATCCAGTATCATCTACATTTGATAGTGAATGATCACTTGATAATGCTTCTATTAGATCGCTGTTATATACTGGTATCCAGCTATCCGCATATTCAGTTATTAAATCACTAGGATATTCATGTTCCAATATTTCTTTTTTATTGTCGTTTAGTTCTTCAATTAGATTTTTTTCTAATTGGTGCATTGTTGTTTTATCGCTCATTGTTTTTCCTTTGTTTGTTGTTTATTAATAATAATTGAAGCAATAATATATCCGCCAATAATTTGTGTAGCTGTAATTAAACCGCCTACAAATAATATATGTAATATTGCTTCAAACATACTTAACCATAATGGTTATGATATTAGAAGTAAATATATATAGTGTTCAAAATGGGTCAAAGATATTAGTGTGATATAAATGCAACTGTGATAAATATACAACACTATGAGATATGAATACTTAATTACTGATACTAATAAGAATACTGAAGTCTTTAAAGCTATGAGTTTTAAAAAGCTATTAAAGAAGTTATCAAGTAAATATAAAAATCAATTAGTCAGGATCAAATATATTAATAAGCATAAGAATGAATTGATTAAGTTGGTTAAGATTAAGGAAGTTGAGTAGATATTCAGTATCCATTTACATCAACAACATTTATTTCTAATGTGTATGAGATCGGATTAGATTACTTCCGATAATCATAAGTTATCGCTAGTAATAAATGCCTGTAAATTGTAGGAATTTGACTTTAAAAGAGGGGTTATACCCCAGCTTAGGGTCGCATTTTTTTTTTATATATATGCTCCGGATTTCTCAACAGACACACAGACGTCT